AAAACCTTAATGGTGTTATTGAGACTTTGCGCGCCTTTGCGCTGAAAGCCTTATGCTGTAACGGTTTTATCGGGTGGGGTTACGCTTTTCCATGCGGCTACAAACGCTTGTGGGTTGTCGGCCATGGCTGGGGTTAACTCGACGTGTAACCACAAACCACCGGGCGTGCCACCGTTCGCGGTTTCTGTCCAGTCTTTCCAACCGGGCTTACCGTCACGGTTACAACGCCAACCGCGGCCCCATTTCTCAGTGCCTTTTTTTGTGGTGCCGGCGTAGTCGTGTACTTCTTCAATGCCTAAAGTCTCGTAGTTTGCGACTAGCCAGTTAGCCCACAATGCGGCTGTGGCTTTGTCTTTGTACCCAATGTCGGCTGCTCGGCCTGTGGCGTGTACTGACAAGCGGTCACTGCCGCGCATGTTTCTTACGGCCCAAGTGCCTAGGTTCGTGAAACCTTTTTTCTTAATAATGTCTACGAACTTTTCGGTGCCGGCGCGTTTGCCTAACGCCGCGCCGTCGGTGGTGCCGGTGTAGTTCATGGCCGGCTAATCATGTCGGCAATGCGCGTTAAGAGTTTTGCAGCTGCTTCGCGCACAATTTTTAGTAGGCTTTTTTTGTCGTCGTTATTCATCGGTTTTGTCTTTCGGTTTGTCTTTTAGCCCGTTTGCGCTGAGTAGGCCAGCGAGTGAGCCGGTAAGGAATAAAAGCAACGGTTGTAACGTGGCCCAAGCCGACTTGTCATTATCCGAGACGTCCAGCGGCTGGGTCACAAAAAGCAGTCCGTATATGAGTGACATGGTGGCAACCACAAAAGTCAAAGACAACGCGCAAGCCACCACGAAAATTAGGCGCGCTTTTATTTGCTCGCTGGTCATTCTTTCGGGTCGGCGCGGTGGCGGAATTATAGGCATTTGTCAGCCAGTATTCGAGTGCTGCCAAGGCTGGCCGTGTCCACGGTTATTGTCGTTTCAGCGCGCAAAGCCTTGTTTTTGGTGCGTACCTCTGGGCAGTTAACGCGCTCACGGTCTCCGCACGCAACAAGTATTGACGCAAACAAAAGCGCCACAAAACTAGCTCTCCAAATCATTGAAAGCTTCTATTTCTGCTAGTTCTTCGTCTGTCATGTCGCGTGTTTCTTCCGTATTCGTTTCATGGTTAACGGTAGTTACTTGTGGTTTCATTATGAGTTCCTTATTCCGTATATGTAATAAGTTATGGCTAGCGTTGGCGCTGCGGCGGTCGTCAGTTGAAAGCCGTCTATGGCTGTTGTTACCTTGTTGGAACCTGATTGAATGCTTTGCCCCAAATCTGTTGCGGTAATTGGGTAATTTGCTTGAATATTAAAACTTGTGTAATCCGTTACTTGAGGATTGTAAACAGTCATATTTACATTGGTTGGGTATGTTGGGTACATTGCAGGGAAAAGACCGTATTGGTCTGAACGTGACGCAGCGGCAAATGCTGTAGACCCGTTTGAGTTCCCCATTGTCACGCTGTAAATGTTGTCAGTCAATGTTGCCCCAGCAGCCCGCCATCTTAAATAAACTGCGTTTGCGGAAGACGCGGTACCACGAATGACCACATAATAATTTCGATAGGTGCTAGTAAAGATGCTGTCAATATTTATGGTTGCGTTGGCTGTCGGGGTGCCTTGCGCAACGTACACAAGTCCGCTGTTTGCTAGATACGTGTTTGTGTCTGAAGCGGTCAGCAGTTCGCCAGTAGTGAATGTTTTTATAGCCATTAAAACCCCAGTTTGTTTTCATCTAGTTTGCCGTAAATAGCGTCATTAAGAACCAAATAGGCGTTGTTGTCTTGCCCGGACATATATAACGTTACTCGCGTTTGCCCGGGTGTTGCGGCTATTTGTATGCCTTCAAAGACGACGTTGTAGGTGTCGCCACGGAAACCGACGGTGCCGCGCGAGTTAATGGCTTCGGTGCAGACGCTTATCATGTTGCCATTGAACGGGTTTGGGTAAGCAATAGGCGCTTGCTGAACGTCCGTAAAAGTAATTTCTGCAAGTGTGCTGTTTTTAGTTGCGTAGTTGGCTAGTAGCCATTCGGCGTGGTCGGCGGCCTGCGTTGTCGAGTAGTCAACCGTGTTTTTTTGCAAACCAAAAATAGGTGTGGTGCCGTCGTCCGCCACTTGTGCCGCCACCGATAAAGGCGTAATTGTCACTTGGTTGTAAAAGTTGTCGGCTGAAGACCGAAACTTAATGCCGTCATAAGCAAGCTGCCGAAAAATTGGCGTTACTGTACCGTCGTTAAAATCGTAGGTAGTGTTTAATCCTGTCTGGTTACGGCCGTACCAATACAAGTACTCGGTGCCTTTAAAAGACACATTGCCGGCAAACATTCTTGCTTCTTCAGTACGGGTCAAAGTGTTAACAATGTCAAAAGCGTTACCGGTAAAAGTTTGGGCGGACGCAATAGAACGGCCAAAAAACTGGGCGACGTTTAAGCCTACTTGTGTGCCAATTTGCAGTACTTGTTCGTCGGTGGTGTCTTGAGCGAGCACAAAACTGTTTAACTGGGCGCGGCCCCAGTCTGCTTGTAAACCTTCGCAGCTGATTGTCACGCTGTCCATGTTGTCTACAAACCCGTACTCAATGTCTACGTCTCGAATGTTTCCCCAGAAACAAGAAAAGTTATCTACGCTAGTGACCACACCGGGCTTGTTGATGTAGATAAGTACACGGTTGCCAAGTTTTGGGGTGTACGTCCAGTCCGACGGGAACAAGCTAGTAACGGCTCCCACGTCGGCGGAGTAGTCATCTATCTGTAGCCGGCGGCCGCGGAAAATGTAGACCGATTGAACGCTTGGCAGTGTGCGCCATGCGGTGCCGTCGTAAAAGTCTACTTTCCAGTTAAATGCTTCAGCCATATGTCGTTATCGGTATGGGGCCGTTAGCCCGGTTGTAGCGGCGTAGCGCGTCTACTACGGCGTTCGGGTCACCGCCGTTTACGTTAATAGTGACGCTCGATGAGCTGACGTTGCCACCGCCAAAGCCTGACATGTCACGGTTTGTGCTGGTGTTAATACTGCCAAGCACCCCGCCAAACGGGTTAGAAGTCAATGTAGGCGTACCGCCCGACATGACGGTGCCAAGGTTTGCGTCTAATTGCGCGCCGATAGCGGCAACGCTTGTGGGGTCAACAGCAAACTTCAGCAAAAACTCGGTGTTAGCGATGACGCTATTTACGCCGTCTACTATCGCTTGGGCTTGGTCAACACCAGACTTGAACCACTTATCTGCCGTCAACTTGGCGATACGGTCGGCAGCTGCGTTTACGGTGCTAGAAATGCCTACCAGACGGTCTATGGACGCTTTACCGCCGGCAAGTAGCCCGTTGATTATCTCTAGGCCTACGTCTGCCCCAGAGTCAAGAATGGACTTGAGTAGTGCGGGGTCGTCTAGCCCGGCTGCAATAAGTTTTTCTATGCCGGTAGCGAGTTTGCCAGCCTTGGCTGCTTGCTCATCAAGCACACCAAAGAAACTCTTGGCGCCTTCGCTGTCGGCTGCGGTAGTCCATGCTTCGCCCACGTTAAATATGCCGCGCACGACGTCGCCAGTTGCCTTGTAGAAGTTGTTGTAATCTTCTGTGGCCTTGGTTAGTTGTTCATTGGCGCGCATAAGCGCGGGGCTGAACTTGTCTTTGACTGTCTGCACCGCATTGTCGTATGCCTCTTTAAGTGTGCGTACTGCCTCGGCATGCTTGGCGGTCTCGGCTGCGGCGCGTTTAGCGGCCTCTGAAGCCTTTTTAGTGCTAGCAGTGCTCTTGGATATCTCTAGGTTTGCTAAACGTTGCTGTTCAATGTCTACGGCTTTTTGATAGTTAGCGCGTTTCTGGTCTGCGTCAAGCTGCAAAATGGTGTCTGACCATGCGCGGGTGTTGGCGTAGGCAAGCGCTAAACCGTCGTTAGTTTTGTCTAGCTCGGTTTTGAGTTTGCCAAGGTTAAAGTTAAGGCCAAGTACCTTGCCGCCAAAATTAAGAAAACCACTGCCAAGGTTGACAATGTTTACCCCGGTCTGCTTAAACCTGTCTATAAGACCGTCGGTCTGGTCTACGTTGCGAAGTATTGCGTCTTCCAGTGCTTGGAACGGGTCAACAAAACGGCGTAGCTTGCCGCCAAGTTCGCTGATAACACCGCCTAAGCCGCGCTCGTCCATTATTTTTATGAGCTTGTCTACGTAGTCGAGTAGTTGGCCGAGCGCTGGTAGCACGCGGTAACCGATGCCTTCTACCATTTCGTCAAAACGTATTTTAAGTATCTGCAAACGGCCTGCGTAGGTGTTGGCGTTAGCGGCTGCCGCGCCACCAAACTGTGTGGTAAGCGCCTCTTGTGCAGCCTTAAAGTCTTTTGTTTTGATTATGTTTTCGTCAAGTGGAATACCCAACTTTTTTAGACTTGTAAAGTTTCCGTCATACGCACGCCCAATAGCCGTGCTGACAGCGGCCAAATCTTTACCGGTCGCTTTTGATGCGTCAATACTGAGCGTTAACAACTCTTGAGCCTTGGCTGCGTCCCCGGTAAAACGTACTAAGCCGGCAAGTGCGGGCCGTAGCTCATCGTCGGCTACACCAGTTGCTAATTGTGTCTGGTCTACAAAGTCGGCCATAGAGTCGGCTAACGCTTGGTTAGGCCCGAGCGTTGCGCGCAGCTGTGTTTCTAAAAGTTTCTGTGATTGCTCATCGGCGATAGCGGCTTTAGCGGCCATGGCCAAACCGCCAGCCAATGCGGTGACCGCGCCGGCGGCGGGAAGCATTGCTTTTTGTAGCAGGAACCCGGACTTAGCGCCGAAACCTTGCAGGCTCGCAAACTCTTTTTTGGCTGCGTCAAAACCTTTAGTGTTCAGGCTTGAAATAATCGGAATGTTGATAGCCATTAGCGCGCTCTCGTTGTTACTAGGTTACGGTTAACAATAGTCATAACGCGCTCGACTATCTTGTCTACCTCGGCCTCGACAGCGGGTAGCACACTTTCGGCAGCTGGTTGTAATGCGCGGGGCGCAGCTGCGGGGCCGACGTGCTCGCCTTCAGCAATGAGGTTAGTCACGAATTGGCCGCCGTTGCGTATGCCTGCATGGTCCCAGATAGCGCCCGCGGCGTCTCGTTGCTGTAGTACAAGCAACTGGTATTGCGTCGCCTTAAAATCGGCTGTACGGCCGTTAGAGAACGTTACAGTGCGGGCACGCTGGCCACGTTTGCCTACCACGGTGCGTATGCCGGCTAGGACGCGTTCACGTTTCCACCCGGTGCCGTCGCGGCCTTTAATCATGTTGCCGTTAACCATGCGCGATAGTGGCGGGGCCGTAGGAATAAACGAGCGGGCCGCGGTCACAAGTCGAGTGCCAGCGCCAGACTGAATATCTTTAGTTATCTGCCGGCGTAAAACACGGTCTACTTTGTTTATCTCTGCCAACGCCTCTTGGATACCGTAAACCTGATAAGACGCGCTAGCGGGCATTTTGTTTACGCTGCCTTTCAAGTACATCTATCACGGTGGCTAAGTCTGGTAACTCAAAGTCTACACTTGGGGGCCACCA